ACAACCAGAGTTTAATTATCCAACTGATGAATATTCTCCAATTAATCAATATTGGTTAGATGATAACTGGTCTGCTCCAGTTGCTAAAGTGTTTAAGAAAATGCTTGAAATAATCAAGACTGCTCCTGCCAAAGTAGAGGGTGGTGAAAAGTGGTTTGACGATTCAGACAGTAGCACTGATTATTTCTATACTGCGTTCTACATTAATATGCAAGCAGGGAAATGGAACAAACCTTATGTTTGTACAAAATAAATGAAAATAGTTCTTGACAAGGAAGTCGAGATATGAGATAATACCTTGTACTTGAGAGAAACCTACATTATTAAAGAGAAAATATTATGAGAAAGATTGATAAAGTTATTGACTATTTGCTATCCGAAAATCCTGAAAAAACTATATATACTCGTAAAGAGATAAATGACGTTTCGTTATCAATCGAAGGATCGGAGTTAAGACAATATATGTTTAATGAAATGACTAAAGTTTCAAGAGGTGTATTTGACATTACCGGTGTCATTGTGCCACTTCAACAAACTCCTGCAGGAGTCTCAAAGTCTCTACCTACACGAACTCGTAAGGTAGAGACTATAGCACCTGCACAAGTTCTAACTGAACATGTTGCTGAGTTTTCCCCGTCATATATCCCCTCAGTAGATCCTAACTTTGTTAAATGGGGGGCATATAAAGATGTTCTTAAGATCATCAAATCAAGATTCTTCTATCCAATTTTCATTACTGGGTTATCAGGTAATGGTAAAACCATGATGGTAGAGCAAGCAGCTGCGAATGCAAAACGTGAATTTATTCGTGTACAAATCTCACCTGAAACTGATCAAGATGATTTAATTGGTGGTTTCCGTTTAGTTAATGGTGATACCGTGTTTGAGAAAGGCCCTGTAGTGAAAGCAATGGAGTTAGGTGCCATATTATTAATTGATGAAATTGATCGTGGTTCTAATAAAATTATGTGTCTTCAAGGTGTGTTAGAAGGTAAACCCATCGTAATCAAAAAAACCGGAGAGTTAATTGAACCGAAGCCGGGATTCTCTGTTATTGCTACTGCAAACACTAAGGGTCAAGGGTCAGAGTCTGGTAAGTTCTCAGCTGCTACTATCATTGATGAAGCATTTTTAGAACGATTCACCATTACTATTGAACAACCATTTGCGACTATATCGACTGAAGAAAAGATCGTACTCAATCACATGAAGGCATTTGGTGCAGTTGATGAAGAATTTGCCAAATTGTTAGTATCATGGGCAGATGGGATTCGTAAGACTTTTTATGATGATGGTGTTGATGATGTTATTTCTACCCGTAGATTGGGACACATTGTACAAACCTTTGCTATCTTCGAAGATCGTATGAAAGCAATTAAACTAGCAATCTCGCGTTTTGATGAAGATACCAAAAATACATTCATGGATTTATACACAAAATTCGATGCATCGGTATCTATGGATACAGAACCGACAGTAACCGTATCAGATACTTAACTCACATAGGACAAATGCTTTAATGAACACATTGAAAATAATCAAACCCCTCAAGGAAAACACAATGACTAAAATCGACAGATTACAAATTATCAAAGAGATTGTTGAAAGAAATCACCTTAAACTGAACCTAATCCAAAAGACTAGGAGATCATCTGTAAAATTGAGGAATGCTAATAGGAGAGTTATGTCCGAGAATGACATAGATAAACTGGCAGGATACGCGTCATTCAATAATGATATTGACCCATCATTTGATGGTAGGAATGATTCGTCCGAATTGAAAGAAGATAGATCAATTATAGATGCATATGAAGAGGGGAAAAATGAGTAAGACTATGGATAATATTTTAAAAACATCTGAAGATGCTGAGTATAATGCACTCGGACAACAGTGGTTAGATTTGGATGGCACTGAATTTATCGCTAAATATGGTCAATTTAAATATGATCATTTCCGCTTTTCATTTTATACAGAAGCAAATTCAGAGTTTAATCACATCGATCAATACCATACAGGAAAAACGTATATGAGTCAAGTACAAGAAGTTGCTAAAGAAGTAACCAGAAATTCATTAATTGCTAAACTTAAAGAATCATTATGTGAGGTGTCATTCACCAAGATCAATGGGGATGAACGTATCATGACATGTACTTTAGATGAAGATATTATTCCGGTTGAACATCATCCTAAAGGTGGTGAACGACATTCAATTTCATTAAAGAACATTGCGGTATGGGACATTAACGCAGAAGGATGGAGATCATTCAGACCGGAAAATGTGTTTAAGTTCTCCATCATCTCTGATGAAATATCTACTCCTTTTTAATCGTATATATAGAGTTGTAAGATTGTAGATGGCTGATGTAGCTCAGTTGGTAGAGCAGTTGATTTGTAATCAACCGGTCGTAGGTTCGACTCCTATCATCAGCTCCATTTCACTTATAGATAGAAACGAGAATTATGGCAATCATGCAATGGTGGCAAACTGATCCGGATATGGTAAATACCCCGAAGAACTGGTTAGTTGCTCAGGATACTGATGATAGTTTCAAACTCATTGTCGGATTTGAGCAGAATGATAACATTAGACCATTTAATGGATATGGCCCTAAACCCATCATTATTACTGAGATCGTGTCATATTGTATAATACATGATCATTATGAGTTTAAAGATACCACATTTTCAATCTTTAAATGTTATAAAGAACTATATGGATGTAATAATAGATCCGATATATTAAAGATACTGGAAGATATGGAGATATTGGAAGGTACTGATGATATAGATTATACGTTAAGTGGTATATATAATTCGAAACAATGAAATAAAGACTTGACATAGTTCAAGATATACTGTATAATACATAGTATAGAAAGTAAGAAATAAAGTTTATTCCTCAGTAGTTCAGTGGTAGAACGTTTGACTGTTAATCAAAATGTCGGTGGTTCGAACCCATCCTGAGGAGCCAAATTATGGAAAGGTGTCTGAGAGGTTTAAAGAACTGGTCTTGAAAACCAGCGAAGGTTTATCCCTTCCGTGGGTTCGAATCCCACCTTTTCCGCCAAGTTCCGGAGTGGTAGTTCAGTTGGTTAGAACGCATGCCTGTCACGCATGAGGTCGCGAGTTCGAGTCTCGTTCACTCCGCCAATGTTATTATATTATGAGGGGTTACATTATGAGTAAAGCAAAAGTTCGTGCAAAATGGGCAAATGAGTCAATTGAACCTATATTAGATCAAGGTTACAAACAAATTGACTTACTGGTTGCACTGAATTGGTATAACACGATGACCGATTCTAAAACTAGCACTAAGTATTTAAACGATTATCTTAAATCGATCAAGTCAAATAAAACATTAACCTCTAATATATCACAACAAACCGCAGCTGCAGTATGTAGGTTATTATCACGGAAACAAGGTGATTATCGTCTACAAGGGTGGATGGATAGGTTCGTAGACCGTTTAGAGGTAAAAGTTGTCACTCCTACTTCCAGTACTAAAAAGAAAGTGTTAACTATTCAACAACTCACTGCTATTAAACTTAATGAGTATATCACTGAATTGGATAACGCATTTGAAAACTTTTTAGATTCTGGTCTTAAAATGAAGTATTCTAGTACATCAGCACTTGCTAAATTGAATGTTAAGTCATCATATACTAAAGATATTATTATATGGGCTTCAGGTGTTAGAGAGGAATTCATTGAGTCTAAGACTGATAAGGATATGAAAGAAGGATATTCTAACTTCACCAACTCCGAGAAAAATAAAATCATTAAGTTCTTTGATGTGATGATTGAACAAGTATCTGCGTATGGTATCTCGGTTAAACCCGTTAGGAAGAAAAAGAAAGTTCCTGCATCTAAATTAGTCGAGAAGTTAAAGTACTTAGAGATATTCCCTGAACTAGGAATTAAGTCGATTAAACCCGAGTCTATGGTTGGTGCTAAAGAGATATGGTTATATAATACATCAACAAAGATGTTGACATATTATACCTCTGAAGGTGGTATGACTATCTCAGGTACCAGTATTAAATTCTTTGATTCATCCGAACAAAGAAGATTAAGAAAACCGGAGAAACAATTGGTAGAATTGACTAAGTCAAGGAAGGGTCAATGGATTAAGAAATTTAAGTCTATGGCAAAGACAGTGACCACATCAGGTACTGGTAGGGTCAATACATCAACTATTATATTAAAGGCATTTGTATGAATACATCAGGATTAAGTATCGAAGCAGAACTAAAAACTAAACAAGTTACTCAGAAAATTTTCTCATTTTCTGTAGAAAAGACGATCATGGCTAATGGTGGTGATGTTATTGACGCTATTCTAGTAATATGTGACGAACATGCGATTGATCCATCAGATTGTTCTAAGTTCCTATCTAAACCATTAAAAGAGAAGTTTACGGCATATGCAGCTGATCGTAGATTGATCCCTAAAGGCAATCAACTCCCTATATGATGCAGGACTTTTCAACCGAAGCAGTATACAATTCCTTTAGGATATATCAAGCACTCAAATTACACTTTACGTCTAAGTCATATAATGCGGTTAAGTATAATTTTAAAACCTCTGTTACACCTAAAGGATTTTTTAAACGAAAAGATAAGTACAAGTACAATTATGCAATCAAACATCACTCAGATGATGTAAAGGGATTCTATACATACAACTTTGTAGAGGGAGTTAATTGGGTAGGTGATATGACTACTGAGAATTATGATAAGCATAGAAAGGTGCATGATGCACTTACCTATACCTTCATGGAAGATATGAGTCTATTATCAGATCGTGATGAAGAACTCGGTGCGTGGTTAGATTGTAAAGAATCTGAATCCACGGGTAAATGGGGAAAGAAAATAGTAGTCCCTGAGATTCTTAAAGTATCTGATATATCTATCGAGTCTATTGTTATACTCAATAAGTTGACTGGGTTTGTAAATAGGTCTGAAGCCGAATTAGCAAGACATGCAACATTTCAGAATATGGGGTTTAGAATAAAACGATACACCGATCTAATGGATGTGGAGGATATCAACGGTAAGTATAAAAAAATAGTTCTAAATTCTTTTAAATAAGTCTTGACATGACACTCTAATTACTGTATAATACACAGTATAGAAAGTAAGGAAAGAAAGTCAGTTCGTCTAACTCTGACTCTAATCAAATAGACTATACATTGTAAATACTATTAACTATATAAGGAATAAAATATGTCTTTTTCATCATTGAAACAGAATCGTCAATCTCAAATTGACGCACTAGTAAAAGCAGCTGACTCAGTATCAGGTAACAAAAACAACGATTGGGATAAGGATAAAGAGAAATTCTGGAAACCTACTGTCGATAAATCTGGTAATGGTTATGCAGTTTTCCGTTTCTTACCTGCACCAGAGGGAGAAGATAATTGTTGGATCAGATACTGGGATCACGGTTTTAAAGGCCCCGGCGGCATGTGGTACATTGAACGTTCTTTAACTTCACAAGGTAAACCAGATCCACTATCCGAATTAAATACCGTATTATGGAATTCAGGTCTAGACTCTGATAAAGAATTAGTAAGACAACGTAAACGCAGACTGCATTATGTGTCTAACATCTGCATCGTATCAGATCCTGCGAATCCTGCGAATGAAGGTAAAACTTTCATGTTTACTTACGGTAAGAAAATCTTTGACAAGTTGAATGAAGCAATGCAACCTGAGTTTCCAGATGATACACCATTAAATCCATTCGATTTATGGGGTGGTGCTGACTTTAAATTGAAGATTCGTAAAGTAGAAGGTTACCGTAACTATGATCGTTCGGAATTTGGCCCTGTATCAGAGTTCTTAGGTGGTGATGATTCTAAACTTGAAACACTATATAACGGCATTTTCTCATTAGAAGAGCAAAATGATGATTCGAAATATAAGACTTACGAAGAACTTAAAACTAAGTTAACCAGAGTTCTTGGTACTTCGGTTCCACGTAATACCGCAGAAGCAGTTGAGTTAGATGAAGTTGTATCTGCACCTTCACTACCAAGTCAAGGTGATCCAGTAGTACCACAGTATGATGTACCTCTTGAAGAGGAAAAAACTGATGATACTTTATCCTACTTTGCTAAATTGGCACGGGACGGTTAATCATTAAAGATACATAGAAAGATAAAAGGGGACTTAATTGTCCCCTTTTTTAGATCTGTACTATTTGTCGGATTGCCATGCACTGAATCCCATATAAGCACCAACAACTGATGCTTGACCTACATAAAATAGATCTAACAACTCAGATAATGCAAGAACACGAGCCACCGGTACTAAAGGTGTAAACAATATAATAGTAAATCCTGTCATAGTTGCCATGCTCAACCATGCCATTTTCTTTTGAGATGCCATTCTAGACTCTCTTCGTTCTATATTGATTATCCTCTCGCGTCTGTCCAGTTCAGACTTAGTCAACTTACCATCTTCATTCAGGTCAAATTTAGAAAACATTTCCATCCCATCATCTCCCATGTCGTCTAGTTTTACCTTGAACTTTAGCACCTGTCTGACCAATAGATTGATTATGACTTGAATTGTCAGTAGTGATATAATTATTGGTTACCACCGCAGTTCCAGATCCACCAGATCCTGCCATAGAAGCTACAGCAATGGCTTTCATGTCCTGTAATCCTTTTTGTTCTGAAGATATTGGGTTATTCACCGGAGGTGCATCGACACGTTCTGCATTGATTTTATCAAGTGCAGCCTTTACCATTGCGTTTCCTTCCTCCACGGTGATCAAATTAGCAGGAGTATCATCAGTCGATAGATTCTTATTCTGTTTATCATCATCACCAGACCACCATGAGGATATTGCATCCACAGGGTTAAAATCCTTGATCGTCTCCCACGCTTTACCTAACATGTCCGAGATCCATGTTCCTATCTTTTTAAAAAACCCTAAAATCATATCCACAGGGCCACCTTCACCCATAAAGATAGTTTTTAATCCCTTAACGATATCTCCCGAAAATATTTGGTAGATACCCAAGACCGTATTCATGATTTGATTGCCAATCAAAGAGATGGCAGTCATTACACCATCACCTAAAAAGGTGAAGAACTTGCCAATTACCTCACCTATCCAATCCAATGACGGCATTACGTAATCCGTAAAACCTGTGGTTATATTATCCCAGAGTTCACCTAATGAATCAAATATGGGTTGTAGTTTTGCAAACTTTGCTCTCAGTTGAGTAAATTGTTCCTCATACCCACCATCTGCGACTTTGGTACCAAATGCAACGAGTCCACCAAGTAATAGTGCAATCGGCCCACCAACTTTTATCAGTTTGGAAGCACGACCCAGCAGTTTCATATTAAACATTTTCGGAATTTTAGATAACAATCCTGTGGGTTTTGTATTTGTAACTACGTTCTTACCCATATTCATGAATCTTGTATCTTTTACCTTTGATAAACTCTTAGATACTTTGCTTCCTCTTAATCCTTTCGAAACCTTTTTTCCTTTACTAAAAGGATTTGCACTCTTAAGTAGTAAGGTACCCACACCTTTCAATATACTACCACCAAGTGATACTGCCATCAACATGCCTTTACCCAACACACCTAGCAGTTCGATACCAATTCTTAATATACCACCGAGTAAACCACCACCTTCCATGAACCCCTTATCACCTTTAACTACAGCAGAAGACTTAAGTTTCTTAAACCCTTCCATCATAGCACGGAGAGACGCGTTCTGTTCTATCTTAGACTCTTTATCTGCGGACTTTTTATTTTTCTCTGCGGTTTTTCTCGCAGAAGTATCAATAGAAAACCGTTCCTTCGAATCTTTACTAAGGGCAGTGACTATACCAGAAAGTTTCGCCCCTTGATCATAGATATTGAATAGTGTGCTATCCATAGAGGTTTGTATCGCATTAGATGTCTCTCTTAGTGAGTACATCCCCTCTTTTTGTTTATATGCATCTTCACCCTGTTGAACTTCCAATGTGTTCTGAGTAGTATTATCTCTGTTGGTTTCCATGTTTTTGAAAGATAATACCAACATTGCCTTATCCAGTAATCCCGACTTAGATGCAGTAGGGGATGGAGAAGGAGATCCGAGACTAGACGAGGCTGCGTTAGCAGTATTTTGAATAGCATCTTGAACTTTAGTGAGTTCTTGAGTAGTAGTTGAAATCAACTTCTCGGTCAGTTTCTCTAACCCTTTCATTGGATTTTTACTACCACCACTGGTAGAACCGGATCTTTTAGGTCTTTTGGCCATTATATTAATTCCTATTTAATTGCTCTTTTTCGTTTTTAATATGTTCTATAATATAATGTGTGTATACTTCCCTTTCCCAAGGTATCATATTCTCTAATTCAGTTAATGAATAGTTGTAATGATGAACCATATTAAATGACGTATCATAATACGTCATTAGGTTTGTATGGGAAAGGCAGATTACAAAAAATCTTGGATACCTTCCATCACTGATACATTGACATGTCCACATTCTGTGTTAGAGCAAGTGAACTCCGTAGACAATGTTACTTTAGGCATTGTGTCGAAATACTGAGTAAATTTATCGAATTGTACTGTAGTCAATGATTCTAAAAATAATGCGAGTTCGGCAAGTGTTGAAGAACCGGAGTCATAGATAGTATCCCCTTCATAGATATAGTCAATGCAAAGTGCGATCTTTTCTATAACATCTGTAGTTTTATTAAGTTTAACTGTAGTACCAACATTTGGATATTTCAGCATGATCCCAATATCATCAGTTAATGCAATCTTTAATACCTCTCCATCACCGGCAGCTGAATCGGGGGATGTTACAGTCAACTGACTCTCTAAATTAATCTTAACCTTATTTTCTTTCGAACATTTAGTACAAGTGAACACCAGATCTGAAGTTTCCCCTACTGACTTACTTCTCAGTTTAATAAAGATATATTCAAGATCGAACATTTTAAGGTTCTTGACGGACACTCCTTGAGTTACAATACATCGTTCTATAACGTTCTGTAGTGCCATGATGATTTCAGACTCATCTTTAGACTCTGATGCAATCATTAATATCTTTTCTTCTCCGACCAAGTAGGGTCTATATTCTATTTCTACACCTGTTGACGGTATAGTTAATGCGTATTTCGGTATTGCTAATTTTGGTAATGACATATCAATTCACCTTTATTATTATGATAATAGTACTTCTATTTAGGGGGTTGTATATATATTAAAATATATTGGATATATGAGTTTTCACCGAATTGACAGCAGAAGGGACAATATCTTCTTTTATCCAATTATCATATGTCATTGTTACCGTGACTTTAAGGATGTCGGATGATTGATTAGATAACTCGATTGAATTAATTGCTACAGGATATGCTTGAATCAATTTGATAGAGTACGTAGGAACAAACCCTGATGCTCCAATATGTTGTATTGTGATATCTCTCGAGTAAGCTCCTTTATAATTCACTCTCATACCAGACCCATCTGTGTCTTGAGGTAAGATTACGTCCATCCAAGAGTTTAAGTATCGTACTGTATAGAAATCATTAGTCACAAGGAAAGTGAAAGTAACATCATCGGTAGTATACCCATAAGGCATTTTAGCAGTGGTATAACCAAAGTCCCCAACTGGTCGTTCTTCTGTTATAATTGCACGGCCTGGGAGCGAGCATGATTCTGCTAATAGATACATATCTCTTGGGTCGTTGACAAATGAACCAAGATCCGAGTATTTAAAGTTATCGGTACCACCTGAGATTAATTTACCCACCATAGTAGCACCAACGTTGGCAAGACCATTACCTGCTCCACCATTGAAGATATTTTGACCTGATGGATTGGACATCATAATTGCAAATCGGTTTCCCTGCGAGAGTCCCCCTCTTCTAGAGATAGAACCCTTTAAGGTATCTATTGAGCTGTCATTGAATATACTCATTAATACGACCTTCTTGATTGTCCCCATACATGGGATTTTGATTTCTTTTTAAATGATTCAGTTTTAAGGAATATTGCTATTTCCCATTCAGGAGATTCTACCATAACGATATTCGAATCAACGTGCTTAGTTAAGTAATGTTTAAAACATGGTTGAAATTCTTTCATCTTCGCAACGGACTTTAACATAGAATAGTTAATTGTAATTCTTGTTGTGTCATCGAACTTACGATTGTTAGTATTCTCCATCAACTTGTCTAAAAATCTTGCTCTTAATACCGGTGAGAGGTAATGTAAGTTCAACCCATAGAATCCACCCTTTGCTCTTTCTACTGCAATGATTAAAGGGAATGAATCATAGTACGGTAATGTCTTCCTATGTTTAGGATCATACATAAACATATACATTGACCCAGTTTGAAACCCTCTTTTCTTTATCAAGGCCTGATCTCTCATCATAGAATGTGGGTTCTGTCTTCCTAATTCTTGCACCTTAGTTCTAAACCATTTAGATGAATCTTTAGTTCTTGCTTGTATTCCAGAACGAAATGCTTCTCTCTCTAATGTGTCAAATAGGGACTTACTTTCTCTTGGCATAATGGTATTATTTATATCAGATATATGTTTTATTTATATATATATCACTTGACAATTCTATGTATTCGTGGTATAATATAACTTAGTTATGGGGGAAAGGGATGAGTACTAATCTTTCTTCTTCTTCACTGTAGGTTTACGTTTCTTACGTACTAATGGTTTTAATATCTTACCTTTAGGTTTTTTATTCATCAGGAGTTTAATACCTAATCCTTCTAATGTATGTTCAGTCCATATTTGAAAGTAACAGTTATTATCTGATGCGAACTTATTAGCAGCTTCCCACTTAGACTGATTCTTTATATATGTTAATGATTCAGTAATAAATCGTCTAGTCTTCTTAGTTCCGGTAGGAGGTCTTGTTTGTTTATCAGGTTTAATCTCAATCAAATACTTCTTACCATCTTTAGTCTTAAAGAATACATCAATGAAATATCTATGCATCTTACCATCAGTACCACATCTATATGGTATAATAACTTCTTCAGAGTTCCATTCAATAATAGAGGGGTTAGAATCAATCCATCTAAACGTTTGTCTTTCCCATAGAGATCGATATGTTATCTTAGTATAGTCCCCTTTATATTTTTTTAAATTCTTAGGGGTGAACTTTCCTTTGTATGTTTTCATTATAAATATATAAATAAGTAATAATAATCATATTTATAAGGTAAGTATAAATGAGTAATTCAAAACATCCAGTCGGTGGTGCAGGCCGTGCGGCAATGAGTGAGTCTAGTGAAGGTCGTGAGAAGATTCTGCGTTATCCGACATACATAGGTGACGCAACACACAAAGTCCCATGTATTATTTTCAATGCGAAGAAAATGGATTATGATAACTTAAAGACCACCGGCGGTGTAGGTAATTCACACATATTGAATATGAAGGATAGTATTGCACTATCAATGGTACCGGGCTTGTCATTTTCAGATAATATCGCATATGACCAAAGAGAAACCGGTATGGCTGGATCGATATATAATAAGGTGAAGGAATACAGTGATGGTAAACCGGTAACTGGTAAAGGTATTGCTCAAGATGCTGGAGAGTTTGGTTCAGATATGGTACGAGGTATGTCAACTTCAGCAAACTCCGCAACGTATTTAGCGGGTGTCATTAAACTTGCAACCGGATCTACTGCTCTCGCAGCGGGTGGTTTGGGTCTTCAAGGTGCATTAGATGAACATGCTAAACAAACTGGAGCAGTACTTAATCGCAACCCATTCCAAATGTTTTCTGGTGTAGGTATTAGGTCGTGGAGTTTCCAATGGAACTTCCTACCTTCATCTGCAGAAGAGTCTGTGTCAGTCCGCAAGATTGTTAAACGATTTAGAATGGCAATGTATCCTGAACAACAGCCCGGATCACCTACGTTACAATTCCCAGAAGTGTTTGATATTACATTTCTCAATGCATCTTTCCCTTACATGCCCTCAGTGATATTAAAAGATTGTGCAATCAGTTATAATAAAAATTCTTCTTCATTCTTTAATGATGCAGAAGGTTCTCCGGTGCAAATTGCTATGGATTTAACATTTCAAGAGATGGT